TGTCATTGTCCATTTGTCTTACTCTATCTATTAATGCAACTATCATCCCATGTTGCGTATCTAATTTTTTATGCACATCTGCTATTAAGTGATTAAATAGTTTCCATACCATCCAACCAGCAGCAACTGCAAAGGCTGCAGGAATTCCTACAGTCTCTAGTATGTTCATAAAGTCTCTAGAGTCCATCATCTTCCTTTTGCTAAACTACCACCAAAGTACATACCTATAATGGCTGAGACTAAGTTGGTATCAAGTTGTGTAATTACCAAGCCCTGAAATGTTACCCATTCAAATACTTCTCTTTCTGGTAAAAAGAATAAAAAGCCCGGTCTCCAATTAGTAAAACCAACAGTAACATCTACAGCAGGATAATAAACTGCTACAAGTTTAGGTAAAAGAACAATAGCAAATACAGAAGTAAGTGCGATAATTCTTCTTGTCCATGCAAAACCTTTATCTTTTAACCCATGGTCAAGCGATTGCTTTCTAGCTTTTACATCAAACTCACCACGAGTTATAAGAAGCTTTTCATTTTCTGCTTTAGCCTTACGACTTTCAGCCCAAATACTCATAACCCCACCCAATACAGTAGAGGCTAACATAGTTACTATTTCAAAAGGGAATCCCATATTACTCCAATGTTAAAGTTTTCTCTAATAATTCATCTATAGAAGATATGACCCATTCAGGTACATCCTCTAAAATTGATTCCTCTTTCTCTGCTTTCTCCATGTGTATTGTAATTAAATCTTCGTATAGACTTCTAAACTGTTCTCTAGTTATCCAAGGTTCTCCAGTCTTGGTACGAGCTTTACAGTCTAATCTGTATGCATTGTCTAGTTGTTTTTCTGTATAAAGTATCATTCTTCTTTAAATAAATTTAATTCTTCAATTATTCTATTAGCTCTAAAATTTCTATCTTTTAAATTTTCAAAATGAGCTTCTGGATTTTTTTCTTTTTCTCCATAACTTTTAGGTTTTAACCATTTATTATTAATAGCTTCTGTAATTTCTTGAACATTTCCTGTATTAAAAATATTTTTCAATTCATCTAAATTACGACCACCTATTTGTTCTCTCATTTTACTTTGAGGATTTAGGATTGTATCTAAAAAATATTCTAAATTAGCTTCATTAGAATCTTTTAGGTTATTATCTTTTAAAAAATTTGAATATCCTTCTTTATGTAATTTAGTAGTAAGTTGAAATAAACCCTGTCCAATATCTTTTTCTTCTTTAATATTTTCTTTTTGTTTATAATTAAAAGAACCTCTATATTTTAATTCAGGAATTCCAGTTTCTTTATCTATATTAGCCATAATTCCAACTATAGTTTCTGGTCTTAGTTCTTTATTCTGTAAATAATTATAAACATTTAATCTATTATTTTCAGCAGTTGAACCACCATCTTGTAATCCAAGTCTAGCCATCTGGTCTGAGTAAGGACTACCAGTAAAAGGGTTTACTCTATCTGCTGGGTCTTCTTTGGTGTCAGGTACTTCTGGTCCTGTAATAAAACCACCTGTTGAATATTCTTTTCTGTAACTTAAATTATATGAAGGATTATATCTTCTATCTTTTGGTTTTTCTTTTATGCCTAATAAATATGCTGTTTCTTTATCTATTTCTCTAGCTGTTTTTGTAATAGGGTCATAGATATTAGCTCCAAAATACTTGTCCATTATTCCCTTAGTTCCTATTAATGGTGTTTTTCTAGCTAATGTTTCTGTTAATCCATATCTTCCTAAAATTAACTGCATAATATCTGACATAACTGGTCCACCTAATCCTGCTGCAGATACATAAGGATTTTTAGTATATTCAATAGAATCTCCATATCTTTTTGCATATTCTAATGGACCTAATAATCCTACCCTCTGAAGAGCTCTAATAACATCTTCTTTTTCAAAACCTTCTTCTACTATTCTATCTCTATTTTCTTTGTTAGACCTCCAATAATTTGTAGCAAGAGCTAAACTTGTAGCTGATAAAGCAAAAGCTCCTAGTTTAGGTGCATTAACTTTAGGATTAACAATAACAGAATTTATATAATTTTTTAATACAGTATTACTAAAAACAGTTGGGTATCTTAAAAATTGTGTAAATATATCTAATTTAGGATTAGTCATAAATACTGGGATTCTAGCTCTATCTCTTCCAACTGGCATTATAACTTCATTTACAAATCTACCAGCACCTAAAATTACTGATTTATAAAAGTCATCAGCATATTTTATTTCTCCTGTTAAAATTCCATTTTTTCTTTCAGCACCAAAAGATGTTTTAGCTCCATTATTTAACCACCTAATACCATCTTCAATATCAATACCTAATCCAAATAATTCATTTTTTAATTTTTGAATATTTCTAACTTCAGACCTACTTAAATTTTCAATACCTACTTCATTTATAACATCAATTCCTTCTCTAGATAATTTGTTTAAAGCTTCTAAATTTTCTTTTATAATTCCTTTACCTACATTAAATGAAGCTAGTTGAACTGATTTAGTCCAAGGTATAAGCATATTGTATCTAAAAAATCCTCTACCAACTTTTTTTAAAAATTCATTTTGTAATCCTTCACCAGTTAATCTATTGGTAGTCTCAGCAAAAGCTTCATCCATAGCTAAAAATACTTGATGCATTTCTTTTTGAATTTGAGAGTCACTTAATTTGTGTTTTCTTTTTAATAAAATAGGAATATCTTGTACAAATATTTTATGACCTTCTTTTATTCCTTCTAAAACATCTTTTACAGGATTTTTAAGAGAACCTCCTGTTTTAGTTAAAGGAATTATAGCTTCAGTTAATGATGAAACTGTTGCTAAAGGTAAAAAAGCCATAGCATTTGCTAATTTAGTACCATCATAAATACCTTGTATTAATCCACTATCAAAATAATTTACTTGACCAGTAACTGACTTATATAAATCCATAATTCTTTTTCTTTCTTTTGTAGATAAACCTCTATTTTGCCCTCTTGCTTTTCTTAATTGTTCATCCATAGGAATTATCCATCTTTCGTTAAATTGATTACGATTAGATTTAAGACTAAACTCCGGAAGTAAAAAACTTTTTTTATGTTGAATAGTATTAGCAGCATTCATATAATAAGTTGTCATAGAATTTAAATCATTAGTTAAAAACTTTTCAAATGCATTATCATCTAAATTTTTAAATGCTCTAGCTTGAGTTAATAAAATAGAATGAGATGAAAATAATTCATTTTTTATATTAAGCATATCATCAACTAATTGATTTGCTTCCAATGAATTAGGTACAATTTTTTCATCAATTAATTTTTGTTCAAACTCTGGTCTATTTTCTTCAATAATTTTTCTATTCCAATTTCTAGTAAAATAATTGTTTAATTTTCTATCAGGTTTAATAAGACCAGCTTCTATAGCATCATCAAATATTCTATCGTAAACTACTCTTAAGTTTACTGCAGTATTTTGAATTGTTTCATTATATTTTGTAGGGTTATCTCCTCTTAGTATTCTAATTACATTTAATTCATCAACTTCACTAACAACTCCTGTTTTTCTAATAGGTGCTGTAGCTTCATCAAATAGTGCATGGTACTCACTTCTTAAATTATTTAATTTTTCACCATGACTTAATCCTGTTTTTTCTCTGTAAATAGTTCCAAATCCTTTACTAAAATCTTCTCTTATTACATTACCTAATTCTCTAGCAATAGGAGAAAATTTAGCTTTAGTATCAAGAATAGAAGTAGCAGAACCTATACTTTTAGATTTAAGAACATCTCCAAACTCTAAAGTTTTAAAAACTTTATCTTGAAAACTACCTTCTTTTGTATTTAAATAACTTTCATCAGAAAATAATCTGTTCATTTTACTATAATATAAATTAGCTTTTTGTATTCCTCCACCCAATAGACCACCTGTTAAAGTTCCCAAAGCAGTAGAACCTGCTAATTCTGGAATTGAATATAACTTTCTTAAATCTGTATTTAATTCAGTAGTTTGTCTAAAATGATTATCTAGTCCTAACCAAGCTCCTGCTTCTACAGCACCAACTGCAGCAGCTTTTC